CAAGAAGTAGAAAACCCAAACCAAATCTTATGGATCAGAGAAAAAACTAGGTTCATTCAGTATCTTGCTGGTAAGCTCACAGATTTATATTCAGATAACAAACCTATCAAACAGAATATAGATCAACGTATGACTATAACATGGGAAGATACCCCTGATCTTATTGATGTAAGTACAGCCGAAACTGTACTTACACCACCAAAGGAATAGTTAAACTTTGAAACTATTTAATTTAATTTTCTTTTTATAATCACCTGAAGTCATTTCAGCTTTATCAAGATCAAGATTAATTTGTATATTTAAACCATTTAACCCTGCGTCTCTTGTTGGATATTCAGCATTCATATCTATGGGTATGTCAAAACCACATTTTTTTTTATCACTGTGCATATAAAAAAAAGTGTCATCACTCCATAAGATATGATTTAATATATCAACCTTATCTTCCAATGTAGATTTCTTTAAAAAATCTATTACTCTTTTGTTCATCGTTCCCCTTTGTTTGTTTGTTTTTATAATGAGTATATATAACACCTTGCACACTCAATATATTTAGTATTGTTAGCTTAGCTAACTCCTCTAAATTATCTTTACCACTTGCTATCAAAGTATTTTGATAAGTGTCTTTGTAATTTTTCATCGTCTTTTCTTTTTTTATCTTTGTACCATTGCCAACCCATGACAACAACAAAAGTAATTATAATTAATATTAATTGCTTTTCACTTGACATATTTTAACCTATTAAATTTATGTTTAATAAATTCTTTTAACTCTTTAAAAGTTTGTTCAATATCTGATTTACTAAACGTGCTTTGATCGTAATCAGCTTTTAAAACACGCATTTGAAAATCAGTATAAAACATAACTTCTTTTTTTAATTGTTTTATCTGCTTCTCGCTACTCATCTGACACCTCACTTCCACCACCTAAGCAGTATGTACATTCAACTCTTGAATGAACATCATCATAGGTAGATGATAAATTATAATATCCTTTACCCTCACACCATTCGCAGATTAATTGTTTATTGCTACTCATTTTAATTCTCCCTGTTTATTATCAACATAAAACTGTATTTCATCATATATAACAGTATTACAATAATCAGATAAATCTAAACTATTTAATGTTATTGTTTCACCATTAGGGTCTGTAAGGTTTATTCTTACACTTTCCCATTCCCATTTATTATTTTTCTTCTCGCTACTCATTTATCCCCCTTTATTGTGTTTAGCTCTCGTTGTTCTTTAGCTGCCTTATCAGATTGTTCTTCAACAAGATCCATACTTGATTTGATACCTGATAAATTCTTTTCATTAATAAACTTTATAACCTTATCCGAGAGAATTGTACTATCTCTAAATGGATTAAGAGCTGACCAATTATCTTGAGGATCGTTGTTGGATAAATCAACTCCACCTTGATTAAACGTCTTACATTTTTTATCGTTCATATAGTCAATGAACCATTGAGATAGTTTATTTGTCATTTTCCCCCTCCTTAACTATTTTATATTTTATTTTTGAATAATAATATCTAAATTTACTTGGTTTAGATTTTATATATTCATTTAAAGCTAATTGACATTGTCTTTTAGCTTCATAGTCGTTCTTACCTATTCCAAAAACCCTTGGAATGTTGTTTTCGTCTATTGCATTATATTTAATCATCTTCCCCCCTCGTTGTTTGGTAGTTGTAGCATAAACTTTATGCCGAATAAGATCATAATACTAAGACCAATCCATGTGTGAATATGTATAGCTATGATTAATCCTAACAACATTATTGCAAAGCATAGTCCGAAGTATATTGCTTGTATCATTTTTTCCCCTTGTTTGTTTTTATATTTATTTTAACCATTTTGGTTTTATTGTCAATTAAATATATTCTCTAAAATCAGGTGCAATTATTCCATAACCACCCCAATCTTTATGAATATTCTTATCTTTACTGAATTGATCACATAATTTAAGAGCATAACCCCTAGGATCTCCATTAAAAAAGACTTCATTGGTGTTTAAAATTTTTTTAACTTTGTCAATTATTTTACTAGTATCACTCTCAATATTTTCAGTAATACCATTACAATAATCTTCTGCTAATCTATGAGCTTTATTCTCTAATCTAAATAGTTGTTTGCATAGTTTAACACTGTCAATATTCAGGTTAAAAATAGCTTTTAGATTGTCGCCATGCTTTTGTATTTTATTATGCATTATTTGTTTTTTGTTCATTGTTTTTTCCTCTCATTGTTTCCCCATTCTATAACATCTCTTTTTTTACAATCATCTTGATCTATAATGTGGATATTTAAAAAATCTGTTCCTTTTAATTTTTCTTTTATCCAACCTTTTTTAATCATAACATCACTAGCAGATTGTAAAAACTGAGATCCATATCCATATTGAAATGGAGCTACTATTCCCTCGTGATTTTCATTGTTGATTATTCTAACAGAATGATAAGTATTTCCGTTTACCTTATCTCTCCATTTTTTAGAGTGTATTGTATATTTTATCATTTTTATCCTTTGTTGTTTTTGTTGTCATTACCATATTGGTAAACTAATAAATATAAACTACAATCATATTAGTGTTCAAAATGGGTCAAGATATTAGTGTGATATAATTACAACACGTGGTATTTATGCAACATGAAGTTTATTTATAATATTGAAGATGAGCAAGGCAACCAGGAACAATTAAAAGCGATGAGCTATAAAAAATTATTGAAACAATTAAACAGCAAATTTAAAGAAGGTGAAGTAATAAGAGTTTCATATCAAAATAAAAAACGACATGACTTGTTGAAGTACGTTAAGATTGAAAGAGTTGAATAGTTGCAATTCTTATCATCAGCGACACGCCACAATCTCTCGCAATATAAGTAGCGGACACAATTAAGACACAATCAGCTTTAAAATAATGTTCCGATAAGTATTGTTATCGGTAATCATAAATTATTAATAGTAATATTGCCGTAGTGTTGCCATATTTTACAAATACTAGACCCCCCCTATACCCACGAACGCGGTCGCTGTTATATACGTATATATCATGGGACTCGAGGACACCCTTACACAAACAGCCACTTATTCACCTTGGCAGACCATCCTTTCATTATAAGAATAATTACTATATGTAGTATGATATGTGGAACTTCATACAAGATGATTTAACTTCAGTAGTATACATTGATCCAAAGAAACACACTTTGGTCATAAAGATATTTGGCTTACCTAACAATGAAGCAGCTGAAATGTTTGCTAGTTATGCTATGAGTTTAATGAATTTTGATTATGGCAGCGTGACGGAAGATATGCCATCAAAGATGATACACTAAAAGATTATGCAGATTAAGATACCCTATACGCCACGAAAGCATCAGGCTTTTCTTCATAGAGAAATATCAAGGTTTAGATGGAATGTATTAGTTTGCCATAGGAGGTTCGGCAAGACTGTGTGCATGATTAATCACTTGATACGTTCTGCCTTAATATCGAAACAAAAAAACCCAAGATTTGCCTACATTGCACCAACATTTAAACAAGCTAAGTCAATCGCTTGGGATTATATGAAACAGTTTACCGCCAAGATTCCAAACACCAAGTTCAACGAAACAGAGCTTCGTGTAGATTTACCGAATGGCTCTCGTATTACTTTGCTAGGCTCAGAGAACTCAGATGGTTTAAGAGGGATATACCTTGATGGTTGTGTGATTGATGAATATGCAAACGTAAACGAAAGATTATTTCCTGAGATTATAAGACCAGCACTATCCGACAGAAAGGGGTACTGTGTTTTTATTGGGACTCCGCAAGGTATGAATAATAATTTTTATGAATTGTATCAACATGCACAAGGAGCTGAAGATTGGTTTAACTATAAAGCTAAAGCATCACAAACAAAGATTGTAGATAACGAAGAGTTGGTCAAAGCAAAAGAGGTTATGGGTGAGAAGAAGTATATGCAAGAGTTTGAATGTGATTGGATTGCAAACATTGAAGGTGCGATCTACGCAGATGTCTTGGCAAAAATGGAAGATAAAAAACAGGTAGCACGAGTACCTTATGACCCTAGTTTACCTGTCTCTACATCATGGGATTTAGGAGTCTCAGATCATAGCAGTATTATTTTTTATCAACAATTAGGTAAAGCGATTAATATTATCGACTATCATGAAGAGAGAGGTCAAGGCTTACCGCACTATATTCAACTTATAAAAAATAAAGATTACGTTTATAAAGATCATTTTGCTCCGCATGACATAGAAGTTACTGATTTTAGTAATGGTAAAACAAGACGAGAAGTAGCTTATCAGCTAGGTATCAGGTTTAAGGTTGTTCCAAAAATACCTTTAGAAGATGGTATACACGCTACAACTATGGTGCTTCCGAGATGTTGGATTGATACTGACCATTGCAAAAAGCTAATAGATGCGTTAAGACATTATCATCGGAAGTATATAGATAAAAATCGTATGTTCCGATCAAAGCCTGTACACGACTGGTCGTCTCATGCGTGTGATGCGATGAGATATTTAGCTGTAGGTTTACAAGAATTAGACACTAGACAAACAGCACCACAAAGTGTAGCAGAAAATGAATATAGGATAATATAATTATGGGATCACTTTTTTCACCTAAAATGCCAGCGTTGCCACCAGTGCAACCTTTACCACCAGCTCCAAGCACAGAACTATCACAAGAAGAAAAAGATAGACTAGCAAAAGAACAAAGAGATGCGGAACGAAGAAGAAAAGGTCGAAGGTCTACAATTTTAACAAGTCCACTTGGTATTCAAGAAGAAGCTGAAACAGAAAAGAAAACTTTACTAGGAGGATACTAATGGGAGGAGCAGTACCAAAACCTTTAAGACCTAGAAGACCAAGTCCACCTCCTGCACCTGCACCTGCACCAACTCAAGCAGAAGTTTCTCAAGCAACAGCAACTAGCATGGATGGTTACGATAGCAGAAGAACAAAGCGAAGAGGTAGATCGGCAACAATTATGACAGGACCTATGGGTGTTGAAGAACAAACAATAACATTAGGAAGAAGAAGTTTATTAGGACAGTAATGGCAAAAACAGATTTAACAAAAAAATTATTAAAACGATTTGACAGATTAACATCTCAAAGACAAAATTGGGAAACACACTGGCAAGAAGTGGCAGACTTTATGATGCCAAGAAAAGCAGATGTGACTAAAACAAGATCAAGAGGTGACAAAAGAACAGAACGTATTTTTGATTCATCACCTTTACAAGCGGTAGAATTATTATCAGCATCATTACATGGTATGCTAACCAATCCTTCTACACCTTGGTTTTCTTTACGTTTTAAAAATTCAGAAATGGATGATCAAGATGAAGCAAAAGAATGGTTAGAGTCTGCAACCGATGTTATGTATACAGCATTTAATCGTTCTAACTTTCAACAAGAAATATTTGAATTGTATCATGACCTTATCACGTTTGGTACGGCTGCTATGTTTATTGAAGAAGATGATGAAGATTTATTAAAATTTTCTACAAGACATATTAATGAAATCTATATTGCTGAAGATGGTAAAGGTAGAATAGATACAGTTTACAGAAGATTTAAAATTAGTGCGAGAGCAGCCATACAAAGATTTGGTGATAAAGTTTCAACTAAAGTTACAACAGTAGCAAACAAAGACCCTTACGAAGAAGTAGAAATTATACACGCAGTTTATCCAAGATCAGACTTTGATATAACAAAACAAGATAGTTCTAATATGCCATTTGAATCTGTGTATATCGAATACAAAAGCGGTGATGAATTATCAGTATCAGGATTCAGAGAGTTTCCATTTGTTGTTCCAAGATACCTCAAGGCTTCACATGAAATCTACGGAAGATCACCTGCGATGACAGCATTGCCTGATGTGAAGATGTTAAATGAAATGTCTAAAACAACAATCAAAGCTGCACAGAAACAAGTAGACCCACCATTACTTGTGCCTGATGATGGATTTATTTTACCAGTCAGAACTGTACCAGGTGGTTTAAATTTTTACAGAGCAGGCACGAGAGATAGAATTGAACCTTTAAATATTGGTGCAAACACACCATTAGGATTAAACATGGAAGAGCAAAGACGTAGCTCAATAAGAAATGCTTTTTATGTAAATCAACTTATGATGCAACAAGGTCCACAAATGACAGCAACAGAAGTTATACAGAGAAACGAAGAGAAGATGAGATTACTTGGACCAGTATTAGGCAGACTACAATCTGAATTATTAAAACCTTTAATTGATAGAGCTTTCAATATTTTATTTAGAAAGAATCAATTTAGACCAGCACCTGATTTCTTATCAGGTCAAGATATAGAAATTGAATATGTATCACCATTAGCTAAGGCACAGAAATCCACAGAGTTACAATCAATAATGAGAGCTATTGAAATTATGGGAAGTTTAGCTAATGTAGCTCCTGTGTTTGATCATGTGAATATGGATAATCTTGTAAGACATCTTGCAGACATTGTAGGTGTTCCACAAAAGATTTTAAAACCAAGATCACAGATGAATGCAGAAAGACAACAGAAACAAGAACAACAGGAGCAAATGGCACAAATGCAACAACTTCAACAAGTAGCCAAAGCAGGAGGTGATATAGCACCACTAGCAAAAGTATTACCTGAAGAAGCAAAAGTACTTGCTAATGCCGAAGCAGAATAATGGGTGAAGCAAAAAGAAAACAAGAAGATTTTGAAAAACAAATAGCTGCATTAAGAATTAGCTATAAACAAGTTTTTGAAACAGACGATGGTAAAAAAGTATTGTCTGATTTAGAAAAGAGATGTCACTTTTATCATACGACTAACATCAAAGGTGATAGTCATGAAAGTGCATATATGGAAGGACAACGTAGCGTTCTTCTATTTATAAAACAAATGCTACTGAACGATAATGAAAAAGGAAGATAAAAATGTCAGAACAAACGCAGATAACGGAGCAACCAGCTTCGCCTGTAGAAACGACAAAAACGCCTACAGAAACTAAACAAGAAACAACAACTCAAAACATTTCTGCCACAACTGAGCAGCCAAAAGTTGCAACGTCATGGAAAGAAACAATATCAGAAGAATTTAGAAACGATCCAAACATTGCTAAGTTTACTGAGATTGATGCGTTAGCTAAATCATATATTAACGCAACACGAATGATTGGTACGGATAAAGTTGCTGTGCCAAATCAAAACTCAACAGAAGATCATTGGAATGAAGTTTATGATAAACTAGGTAGACCTGAGTCTGCTGAAAAATATAAACTTGAAGCCAAGTCAGAAGTTGTGCCAATCGAAGAAACTGCAGTCAAACAGTTTGCAGAGAACGCTCACAAGCTAGGTTTAAATAATAAACAAGCTCAAGGCATCTTAGAGTTTTATAAAAATTCTATGGAACAAACTGCAAAGCAAACTCAAATAGATGCTGAGACTGCACAAGCACAAGCTCAACAAGTGCTAAGACAAGAGTGGGGTAAATCCTATGATGCAAATATTCAAAAAGCTGCATCACTTGCTAAAGCAAATATGAAAGCTGAAGTTTTAGATTTACCAATGAAAGATGGATCAAGACTTGGAGATAATCCTGATGTCATCAAAGGCTTTGCTAAGATTGCTGATATGCTTTCTGAAGATAAAATTATATCCACAGAGAGTGAAAATGTAAATCAAGGTAGAGATTATGATGCAGAAATATCTCAAATCATAAATGATAAAACAGGTCCTTATTGGAATAATACACATCCTGATCATGCTAAAATTGTTCAGCAAGTATTGACTTTAAGAGAAATGCAAAATGCCAAGTAACGATCATTTAAATCAAGAAGAAGTAAGATTAGAAATACTCCGTATCGTAAAAGAAACAGGTACGGAGTATCAAAAAAAAGACCCCTTGCCAATTTGTGATAAATATTATAAATGGATAAAAGGTGGGACAATTCGAAAGAACCCTACTGACAAGAGGGAATAGACTCTAGTCTAAAAGACTTTAAATCCAAGAGATGCCTGTCTCTCGACAGAGAACCTTTCTGATTATAACTAAACTTAACAATGGGAGACTAATATGTCATCACAAGTAACTACAGCATTTGTTCAGCAGTACTCTGCTAACATTCAAATGTTGTCACAACAAATGGGTTCGTTGTTAAGAGATAAAGTACGAGTTGAAAGCGTTGTAGGAAAAAATGCTTTCTTCGATCAAGTTGGATCAGTGACTGCTGTAAAAAGAACGAGCAGACATTCTGATACTCCTCAGATTGATACTCCTCATGCAAGAAGAAGGGTATCTCTAGTGGATTATGAATTTGCTGATTTGATTGACGAACAAGACAAAGTACGTCTTTTAATCGACCCAACATCATCTTATGCTCAAGCTGCAGCGTTTGCTATGGGTAGAGCTATGGATGATGAAATCATTAGTGCCGCTTTAGGAACAGCGTTCACTGGTGAAACAGGATCAACTAGCACAGCTAATGCGAATCAAATCGTACATGGTTCTGCTGGTTTAACTATTGCAAAATTAAGAACTGCAAAACAGACTCTTGATTTAAATAGTGTTGATCCATCAATCCCAAGATTTATCATTGTTGGTCCTAAACAGATCACTGATTTACTTGGAACAACTGAGGTAACAAGTTCAGATTTCAACACTGTCAAAGCATTGGCAAATGGTGAGATCAATTCGTTTCTTGGTTTTAACTTCATTGTATCAAACAGACTATCTTTAGACGGCACAACAAGATCGTGCATAGCTTATGCTCAAGACGGAATTGCTCTTGGCGTAGGTAAAGACGTTATGGCTAGAATCGATGAAAGATCAGACAAAGGGTATGCTACACAAGTTTACTACTGTGCATCTTTCGGAGCAACTAGAATGGAAGAAGATAAAGTTGTTGAAGTACAATGTACAGAATCGTAATAGAGGAGGATAAAAGTTATGGGAACTAAAAATACAGACCTAGTTGCAAACTTTGAGGCATCCCCTCAAGTTGCTAACAATTCAGCTGAACTACATGGTGTTTTAAGAACAGCACATGGAACAGTTGAATTAGCAGCAGGTGATAGTGATAATGACGATGTTGTTATGTTAGCACCGATCCCTTCAAATGCTGCTGTGCCAAGTTTATTCATTGGTTCAGACACATTAGGTGGATCGTGTACTTTCAATGTCGGCATATACAAAACTGATGGAACAGTTAAAGATGAAGATGTTTTTGCAACTGCGGTAGCTGATGCTGCTGCAATGGCAGACGTTAGATTCGAAGCTGCTGACATCGACACTGCTGGTAAAAAAATGTTTGAATTAGCTGGTGATTCTACAGACCCTGGAGGATATTACTACATAGCTGCTACAATGGCAGCTGCTGGTGGTACTATCGGTACTATGTCTTGGAATATTTCATACGTAGTTAATTAATCATGTTATAGAGATAGGGGAGAAATCCCCTATCTTTTATTTAAATTTTAGAATATAAAATATTATGGCATCAATAGTGGACATTTGTAACGGAGCATTAAATCAGTTAGGAGCATCAACAATCATAACTTTAACTGAAGATTCTAAAAATGCTAGACTATGCAATGCTAGATTTACACAAATAAGAGATTCAGTATTCAGATCACATCCATGGAATTCTTTACAAAAAAGAGTAGAACTAGCAGCAGATAGCGATACTCCAGCATGGGGTTTCACATCACAATTTACTTTACCTGCTGATTGTTTAAGAGTTTTAACCATATTAGATTTTGATTCAGATTATAAAATTGAAGGTAGGAAAATATTAACAGACAATTCTTCAATGAAAATTTTATATGTTTCAAGAGTTACTGACCCTAATGAATATGATGAATTATTAAGAGAAACTTTATCAGCTGCTTTAGCTGCTGACATTGCTTATGCTGTAACCTCTTCAAATCCTGTAGCTAAAAATATGTATGATTTGTTTCAACAGAAATTAAAAGAAGCTAGATTTGTAGATTCAACAGAGGGTCAAAACATGAACCCTGAAAAAGGAATGGCGGATGTTATTGGAGCTGATACGTTTATCAATTCGAGGTTCTAATACATGGCAAGAGTTGCAGTTCAATTAACTAACTTCACTGGCGGTGAATTATCACCAAGACTCGATGGTCGTAATGATTTAAATAAATATTCTTCAGGCTGTAAGACTTTAGAGAACATGATTATTTATCCTCATGGTTCAGCAGCAAGAAGATCAGGTTCACGTTTTGTAGCTGAAGTAAAAAGTAGTGCAGCTAAAACAAGATTAATACCTTTTGAATTTTCTACAACACAAACTTATATGATGGAGTTTGGTAATCAGTATATTCGTTTCTATAAAGATAATGGTCAGATATTAGAAGGCGATAAAACAATAAGTGGAGCAACTCAAGCTAATCCAGTTGTTATTACAGAAACAAGTCATGGCTATAGTAATGGTGATGAAATATCTATTACAAGTGTTGCAGGTATGACAGAACTTAATAATAAAAGATATTTAGTTGCAAACAAAACAACAAATACATTTGAGATTACAGATGTTGATGGCACAAATATCAATGGTACAGGTTTTACTGCTTATGCTTCAGGCGGTGTAGCGAATAGAGTTTTTGAAATATCTACTCCATATTTAACAGCAGAACTATTTGATATTAAATATGCACAGTCTGCTGACGTGATGTATATAACTCATCCTAATCACGAAGTAGAAAAACTTTCAAGAACAGGTCATACCTCTTGGACTTTGACTGATGTTGATTTTACCAAAGGACCAATGCAAGATGCAAATACAACAGACACAACTTTAAATCCTGGTCAATCAGCAGTAGGCACAGGAATATCTTTAGTTGCTTCTGCGGTAACAGGAATAAATAGTGGATCAGGTTTTCTTTCAACAGACGTTGGTAGATTTGTTTTTCTTAATGGCGGTTATGCAAAGATAACTGGAGTTACAGATACAACAAATGCAACAATTACAATTATAACAGCTTTATCAGGTGCAAGTGCTACAGCAGATTGGAGGCTAGGTTCTTTTTCAGATACAACAGGTCATCCATCCTCTGTAACTTTCTTTGAACAAAGATTAGTTTTTGCAGGTACAAGCAATGAACCTCAAACTTTATTTTTTTCAAGATCAGGTGATTATGAAAACATGGATGCAAACATTGGCGGAACGATAGCTGATGATGATGCTATTATTTATACCATTGCATCTAACCAAGTAAATGCCATTAGATTTATGACAGCAACAAGAACTTTAATCGTTGGAACAGCTGGTGGTGAGTTTACTGTATCAGGAGGAGGGACAGATGTTGCTATTACACCTACAAACATATTAATTAAAAAACAATCTAATCATGGTGCAGCAAATGTCGATGCTATCTCAGCAGGTAATGCAACTCTCTTTTTACAAAGAGCAAAAAGAAAGATTAGAGAACTAGCTTATAACTTTGACGTTGATGGTTACCTTGCACCTGATATGACAATCCTTGCAGAACATATTACTGAAGGTGGTATAACACAGATGGCATATCAACAAGAGCCTAATCAGATTGTTTGGATGACAAGAAATGATGGTGAGTTAATTGGCTTAACCTATCAAAGAGAACAAGAAGTTACAGCTTGGCATAGACAAATTTTTGGTGGTAGTTTTGGTTCAGGTAATGCAGTTTGTGAAAGCGTAGCTGTTATACCTACAGACGATACTGAGTATCAAGTTTATGTTATTGTAAAAAGAACCATTAATAGTGTTACAAGAAGATATGTAGAATATTTAAATAATTATGATTTTACAGAAACAGATAATACGACATTTAATTTTTTAGATTCACAACTTGATTATAGTGGTAGTGCCACAACAACGATTACAGGATTAGAACATTTAGAAGGTCAGACTGTATCGATTTTAGCTGATGGCTCAACACATCCTGACAAGACTGTAAGTTCAGGAGCTATAACTTTGGATCGATCATCTACTAAAGTCAAAGTAGGTTTGTCTTATACATCTTTACTACAAACGATGAGATTAGATGCAGGAGCTGCTAATGGTACATCACAAGGTAAAACAAAAAGAATATATGATATTTCATTAAGATTATTTGAAAGCGTTGGTGTAGAAGTTGGACCTGATCTAAGTAATATGGAAAGAATACCTTTTAGATCATCTGCTGATGATATGGACACTGCAATACCTGTATTTACAGGAGATAAGGAGATAGAGTTTAGAGGAAACTATGAAACAGATGGGTTTATCTTTGTTAGACAAACTCAACCTTTACCCTTAACTGTTTTATCGTTATACCCAAATCTAGTTACAAACGATGGATAAATTACTAAATATAGTGCCTTATATCTCAAAGCATGGTAAGATTATTCTTGCTAGTCAAATGAACCACGTTCTTATGGATAAGGATGCTCAGTTTGATGGTGACGCAATGGAACTTGAACAACAAGGATTGGCTTACACTTGCATGATTAACAATGAACCTATCGCATCTGCTGGAATGAAAATCATTTGGGGTGGTGTAGCAGAGGGTTGGGTTTTGGCAACAAGTAAAGTTTGGGATCATCCATTAGTCATAGCAAGAGCTATTAAAAAAAATTTTGCAAGACTAGCTAGACAAAATAAAATAAAAAGAGTTCAAACTGCTGTAAGAGCAGACTTTAAAGTTGGTCTAAAGTTTGCTAAATGGTTAGGATTAGAAAACGAAGGTCTGATGAAACATTATGGTTTTGATGGTTCAGATCATTATAGATATGCGAGGATTTTTTAAATGAGTTGGGTAGCACCAGTAGCAGCAACAGTAACAGCAATAGCAGCAACAGCAGCTGGTAGACAAGCTAGTGCAGCTGGTAAATATAATCAAGATATTCAAAATAGAAATGCTAAAGTATTAGAGCAAGACGCACAAGCAATAGAACAAAAAAAAGAATTTGATATTGCAAGATTTGATAAAGAATTTGTAAAACTACAAGGAGAAACAACCACAAAATTATTATTTTCAGGTGTTGAATTATCAGGAACTGGATTAGAAATTTTAGCTAATAATGCAAAAGAAGCAGAAATTGAAAAAGATTTAATTGAATATAATGCTAATATAAACAAATCAAGAAAATTTGAAGAAGCAAATTTTGCAAGAATAAGAGGTAATATTGCTAGAAACAATGCTAGAGCAGCAGAGCTTGGTTACTACGCACAAGCTGGAACAAGTTTACTAACAGGATTTGGTTAAGATGGTTAAAATTCCTACATTTAAATCAAGACAAAATATAACAGATCAATCAGGATCGGTTCAATCTAATATTCAAATTTCACCTACATCTTCGGTTGCTTCAGCTATACTACCAGCTGCTGAACAAGTTACAAAATTTCATTTAAAAAAAAGAGATTTAGCAGAAAAATTAGAAGCTAATAAAATTAGTCAAAACATTAAAGGTGAAATAGATATTTTAATAAAAAAAAATGAAAAAAATGCAAATGAAGATCAAGTATTAAATTCATTATCAACAAACTTTGATAATTTAAAAAAAACAAATCTTGCATCTATAAAAAATAAAAGAATTAAAGAAAGAGTAAATAATCAATTAGCTTTAGAATATCCTGAGTATGTAAATACAATAAAGTCTAATTCTTTTACAGCTCTTAAATCTCAATCTTTAGAAACAATAAATAATAAATTAAATGATATAACTGCTAAATATTCAACTACTAAAGATGAAAAATTAAAAGCAAAATATAAAAAAGAAGGTGAAATATTACTAGATGGTTTTAAAAATGATTTTGAATTAGATGAATTTACTTTTAATAAAAAAACAAAAGCATTTAATGCTAGTTTAATTACAGGTGATATTTTATCTATTGCAGGTACGGAAAATTCAGTTGAAAAAATTAAAAAACTTGACTCATTAAATGGTGGAGAAAAAACTTTATCTAATGCTGAATTTGCTGCTGGAATAGTAACTGGTTATGAAAATAAAATAACTGAAATTACTATTGTTGGTGATCCTAATGCAGACTTTGATAAAGCTCAATCATTAATAGATGAAGCTAGAAACATAGAGAGAGATAATGGTTTTAAAGTTGATTTTGGAGCTTCTGCAAAAAAATTAGATGATTTAGAAGAAAAGATTAT